CTAAAACTGATCTTCCTTCAACCGCGTAAACGGCACGCTGCGCCCCTGCAACTTACGCAACGTCAGCTTGTACGCGCTGGACTTGATCTGACTGCCCATCGGCGTCTCTTCCAACAGGATCCGCCCCGAGGCAAACGCACAGCCCGTATCCAGCATCTTGTACTTGAGCAGGTACAGACCCGCGTCCATCTTGGCGAACGAGAACGACGCACCCACCGGAATATAGGCATGCCGGAACGCCTTGCGCCCCATTGCGTCCGTGACCTTGGCGTAAACCGCAGAACCGCCTGCCGTGTTATCAACAGTGATCTGCGACCAGCCATTGTCCTTGAGCGTCGGCATGTCCTTCACATAGCCCGCCTTCTGCGGCCAGGGCGCGCCCATCGGATCCACCGTCGGCACCTCACACTCGGACGCAGCCACGTCCGCAGCTTTCTCAGCCACGCTGACAGGCTCAACCACAGGCTCGGGCTCAACAGCCGGTTTGACCCACGGCTGAACCACCGGCACCGATTCAGTCGGCACGAAAGACTTGCCAGCATTAGGGTCGTACCCCATCCACGCGCCGCCCGCACAGAAAATCACGAACACCGCTGCCCAGCGCCACACACCGCCGTGGCGCTGACTTCTGGACGGTTGAGGCGAAGCGCTGGCCCGACGCTCAGGGCCGGTATAGGTGGATTGCTGCGGTGCAGCTGACGCCGAGCCCGACGCGCTGGCATACACATGAACGGCCCGCCCACGCATCGCCTGCACCTGCCTGCGGCGTGCAGCGTCTTCGCGAGCCCTCTGCTCATCGGCCACCAGCTGCGCGTCATACGCCGCGCGTCTGCCAGCATCGGCCAGCACATCGTGAGACGCGTTGACGACACTCATCATGTCCGAAGCGTAAGGGTCGGAATTCCTGTCCGGGTGCAGCTTCTGAGCGATCTTGCGATAAGCCTTCTTGATCTGATCAGGAGAGGCATCGCGAGCGACATTCAGCAGCTCGTAATGCGTGGGCGTTCTCTGCATTGCACTAGCTGTCCATGGCCGACTGCCATTTTGATACAGCTATATCGGCCAGAACCGTCCGAACTCCAATCGCAATGCTACACACCCGATACAAACGCAAAAAAATGCCCGGATCCTGAGACCCGGGCATCGTTTTAAAGCATCGCGACCATCAAAGACCCGCCGAAGCGACCTTGACCGTACCCGACTTGGTGATGACTCCATCAGCGTCCAGACGCACATTCATGCGATTCAGACGGCAATGCACAGCCTCTCTATCACCTGACGCCTGCCCGACCGGACACGACGTCGTTACCAATATCTTCAAACCGCTTCTCAGTGAATGGCTGGCCTACGGTGTACTGCATCCCCGAAGCCCTGCAACGATCCTTCGTGTCATTCAATGGATAATCCTTTATCCCTGACTGAAAAGTGAACGTCCCTCGCCGCCTGACTCAGTGGCTTGGGCCGTTGAGAACAAGCCTATGCAAAGCGCCCCAAGTCTGCAAACGGCCTAAAAGCCTTTGACTCGACTGGAACGCTGAACGGCTACGGATAGCCATAACCGGCTAAGTCATTGATTCGTATGGGCAGGTTAAAAATCGACGCGGGTTATAGCCGAATCACTCTCACCGAAGCGGGGCCAAACCAGCATGTTGAGACACCCTTCTACCCGGCATCAGGCAGCCTAATCCGCCAAACCACAGAGAAACGTCCTGCATCCGCAACCGACCCGGTCCTGCATGCCGACGCTAAGCCGCACCGGCGGTCAAATTTTTTCAACTGAATCAGTCAGCTAGGGTTTACAAGCGCATCAGACTCTATATACTCGCAGCCCATTACGCCGGTATAGCTCAGTTGGTAGAGCAACTGACTTGTAATCAGTAGGTCCCGGGTTCGACTCCTGGTGCCGGCACCATATAAATCAAGGGCTTGCAGCGATGCAGGCCCTTGTTTTTTCCCCCAGACGTAATAAGCCACGTAACAAGGCCACCGACCGGGCCTGTCTTACGCGCTTCACGTCGAGCTCCAACCGCAGCTACAGACGCTCATGAGCAGTAGCGCGAGACCCTGGCCAACCGCTCGGTACAGGGTGCCCCGCTCAAAATCTGTGGGGGGTCAGAAAAAAGGTAATATTAGTAATACGGCTCGGGAAAAATGGCTGCAGCCCTTGCAGGCCTTGGCTTTCAGCGTTTCCGGGCAAAGGTAATATTGAAGCGATACAAAGGCGATAATATTACCTTTTACTAAAGCTATATTTTCATTTCCTAAAACCCAATGAATCCGGGGGTCTCAGGAAAATATTACCTTTCATATCGCTTCATATTACCTTCCGATGTAATACGCACAGCCCAGTAAAACCGTGGCCTCCAGGCTAGGTTCGCGGGTCATATAGCTAATATCGCTCTTTTTGAAAACACCCTCCCATACCTGAGATTCAATCTCATTTAAAACGCCCTTTTTCGAAAACCTGACTGCAAGGCATTAAGGCCTGTAGATCGTCACCAGCGCGTGCAATCGTGTGCAATCTCCAAAGCCCCCTGAATGCGGCTACAGCGCCCGCTCTGCTTGAGTTGTAGAGGTTGGATCTGATCTGGCCGCCGATGCCCTGGTGCGCAGCTTTGAGACCGGTGTCGATTTGGAAAACCACCCCATTCCTCGGTTTTCCAATTTTTCGCCTAAGCAGGCCGGGCTTCCGAGGACTGCCCCCTCCTGCACCGCCCTGTCGCTCGCTGTGCAAGGCGCTGACATTTTCCTGCACAAGCTTGCATGTCGTGCAATTGCAGCTCCCCTACGCAACCCCACGGCTGGCTTGGGCTGGAGTATTGCTTTCATCGCATCTGGGTTTGCACAAAAAACGGACGCGGAGCCCGTCGGCGGGAGGGGGATAAGTGCTTTTCCTTCGCTTTTTTTATTCCCGAGCAGATTTTTCTCCTCGGGTTTTTCTCAAGCGGGCTCAGGCATTTCATCGGACACTGGTGGCAATCCGAGATCTAGCGAATGTACTGTATGTACATACAGCATAATACTCGGAGGGTAGAGAATAATGTCCACGGTCAACATAGAGAAAAAAACAGCAGTGGCGGCATGGGTCATGCTTCTTGACGACAGCACCGCATTGCTCGCAAGTCCTGGCGTTCACCACAAGCTGCTGGTTCGGCAGGCCGGCGCTTTACATACCTCTCAGTTCGTGAGCTCGGAGGAATACAGCGACATGCTGGAGCTAGCTGACGGAGCGCTCGCCTATGCAATTGAAGCGCAGCTAGACCTACCCGAATCAGGCAGTGCCGCCTGATGCAGGTCTTAGTCGCTCCAATGAGGCGCAAGGGCGTAGCGTTGGAGCCCAGAGAAAGGGACCGTTTCGAAGCGGTACTAGGGAACGTAATAGTCCGATCAGTTCACTGCGATCATTTTGGCAGACATGCAAAAGTTGCCTGGCTCGATGCAGGCATGCCAAAGGAGGCACAGCGGCTGCCGGAGCTGCTGGACGTAACGTTGGCCACAATGGCCCACAATGGGTTCGTGCTGAGTGGAATCGAACACATCGACGGCTGCGCCTACGCCCAGTCATGGTGGTGTAGGTACCAGTGATATCGCCTGGTAGGCAAGTGCAACGGCAAACTGGGATACATCGAATTAGGATAATTTTTAGGTACTATAAGTAATTGCTTAACCAAAACGGGACAGCTAACCCACCACTGCCCCGCGCAGGGTCAAAGCTGTTTGATTACGCAGTACAAGCGCAACGCCCAGTAAAGGGTTTGAAGAGTCCGAATCAGCTCTTCATGGAAAAAACGCATCATACCGATATCTCCTGTATACATAGACAGCAACGGTGAGTTGCCATTGGACTTTCAAAAGTCGTCACCGTCCACGCGCAGAGAAACTTTCGCAGATATCCACAATATCAATCGCGTGCTCGTTCAAAGCTTTGAAGGCAAATTACGCATGCCGCATGCGTATTTGACTGTTGACGCATCGGTGCGCTAGCCATACCCTCGGAGATTCTCAGGTTCCAAGATGCATGGCTGTACGGTGACGGGAAGATCCTAGCATAAGAAATCTTTCCCGAAACCTCCCTCTCAGGCCCGCCACTGCGCGGGCCTGAGTCTTTTCTGCTCTCCATCAAACCATCACACATCGCTCAAAACCTTATATCGCTTGGGCATTGATCAAATTTGATCATCCAAAGATAGGGATTTATTAGAGTCAGATTGTAGGCGTTTACCAGACAGACGGTTTATTTTGCGCGTGAAAAAGTAAACACATTAAACACTTTGCACTGTGAAGCCTTAACGGCTAAAAGCCGAACTGCAAAAACCGAAAACTAAATAGATAAGTAAATAGATAAACGCATAGGAAGACCAATAGGAAGACGCATAGAAAGACCAATAGAAAGACGCATAGATAAACGTGTAAAGGCCGAGAAACAGCTATGATCGTAGTGAGCGAAACGCCTACTGTTACTGCAAACAAACCTTTGAAATTATCGCTGAATGCCAGACAATGGATGCTTTAGAAATCCTGACTCCGCTCCCTAAGGAATAGAGATGAACGTCCCCGAGATCGCTGCAATGCTGGTCAAACGACTTGACGGCCTGCAGCACGACATCCGGCATCAATGGAACAATCCACAAGGCACACACACCCGCCATTTCGTCGTAGACGAGCTTCTAACCGATGACATGGCACAGGCGATCTACGACGCTTTTCCCAAAGCAGCTGACGGTTTCTTCGATCGCAAGTCATTCCGCGAGAAGAAAAAAACGATGACGGATCTGAGTCACTTCCCCGAGATCCTGAGCAATATCACCTATGCGATCCAGCATCCGGACGTGGTGGCCAAGGTTTCTGAACTGGTCGGCTTCGAGCGGATCACCCCAGACCCGTCATTGTATGCGGGTGGGCTGTCGATGATGTTTGAGGGGGATTTCCTCAATCCGCACATCGACAACAGCCACGATGGGACGCGAAACCTCTACCGCCGGCTTAACCTGCTGTATTACGTCACGCCGAACTGGTCGCTGGAGAATGGCGGCAACTTTGAGTTGTGGGACCATGAGGTGAAAACGCAAAAGACCGTAGTTTCCGCATTCAACCGTCTGGTGGTGATGGAGACAAACAAGGACTCTTGGCACTCCGTCAGCCCCGTTACGGTGGGTACCGCTCGTTGCTGCGTCTCCAACTACTATTTTTCCGAGGTTTCGCCGGACGATCACGAATATTTCCACGTGACATCTTTCAGCGGTCGTCCAGGGGAAACGGGACGTCGATTGCTCGGGGTAGTCGATAACGGCCTTCGCAACGTGGTGTCCAAGGTTCTTGGGAAAGGACGGGGTCGAAATCTGGTCAACAAAACCGGGGAATAGCGCCTATCAGAGTGTTATTGGCTTCAGCTTGGCTGACAGTAGCGCCGCTTTAGCCGCATCGGCTGTGAATGCAGCAGCATTGCTTGGTACAGGACTTGGCCCATGCTGGTGCGCGGCGAGCTGGGCATTCATGTCCTGGACCAGATCGAGCAGGTCACATACCACCTGGAAGATGTTCACACCGCCTGACCCAACCCAGTTTTTAGGAGCCTGCAAACGCTGGCTCTTATTCGTGACGCTCTCGCGTAAGCCCTGAATTCGTTCGTGCATGTCGCCACCCACCGTGGCGTTGTGCTTCTGGCCGACCACTAGGTTCAGGTCACGACCGGTGGCCTGGTGCAGGTCGTCCACTGCCGCGAGACTGGCGGATCCGCCTGACAACAGCTTGAGAGCGCCCAGGGCCTCGATCTTCTTCACCCCACCCACCGACTCGGTCGAATGGTCGTCCACCGTCCTGGTGTGGCTCTGGAAGCGCTCGGCGTTGGTCATTGCGTCGACCTCGCGCTCAATCGCCTGATCCTGAATCTTTCCATCCGTCTTGCGCAGCCAGTTGCCGTCCGCGTCGACGCGCTGTTGTACCGCATCGCTGTGCTGCCACACCTGGTCGCCCTTGGGCACCTTAGGCAGCGTCAGGCCGTGCGGCAGGATGGTCTGTATGTAGGGCTTGTTCGGCAGGCCATAGGCGAAGCACACCACGACCTGGGTTCCTTCTTCCGGAAAGGCAAAGAAACCCATTTCATCACCACCCACCGGCATGGGCAGCGGCACGCCGGCCAGCACCGGCAAGGCCGGATCGATCTCGCCGTCTGGCCCCATCACCTGCAGGTCGACCGAGAAGCGCGGCCGAAAGTCATCGCAAACGCCGGCACTCGCAGGCGCATCAGCCACAGCCATGACCTTGGCGAAGCGCGGCAGGTGGTAACCGCCAGAAATCTCGGGAAACTGGCGCTCTACACTGCGTTTTATTGCGTCGTCCATTTGATGGCCATCTGTGTGCCGGACAGCGTCACGTTCGTGATCCGCTCGCCCTGATTGATCGATGCGCCGGGTCGCAAGCCTGGTAAGGCTGCGATCATCGCGCTCTGGTTGCCCTGGTAGCCGTCAAACAGGTTGACCGGCAGCTGCAGCGGCGGTCGAGCGCCAAAGAAGCTGTCGGCCCAGGCACCGACGAACACTTCGCCGTCCCCCTGCTGCTGCCAGACGAAGTCCTTGATGCCGAATACCCGCGCGATGCTGTCCATCGCCTGATAGCCGGCCGCCAGGTTGTAGAAAAACGGTGTCCGGACGCGGGTGTACGCTTGATCCGGAACACGGAAGCGCAGGCCTGTCCTTGTGCTGATGTCGGCCAGCACGGCGCGCAGATCCACATGGCGCAGGTTCATCGGCAACGGCTGGGCCAGCACCGCGGCTACTTCACGGCACAGCACGACCTGCTCGACGCCGTTGGTGGCCGTGCAGCGCTCCACGTAGCCAATGAAGTGACGCTGCAGGGCCGATTCGTTGTAACCGATATCAAGAGTAACCAACCCTTTGACGGTGGCACCGGCCTTGATCGTGAACGTGGCACGGCCTGGACTTTTGAGGTCCAGCCGGACGTCGTCCGTGACCACGGGCACGGCCACACCGCCGATCGACAGCACCTTATGCAGCTTCATGCTCATGACGTGCCGCCCAGGTAGTTGTCGACCTTCTTCAGGACCGCTTCAAAGCCGGTCAGCTCTTCGGGAGACGTGCCGGATCCGCCAGATCCTGCCACACCGTCACCAGGCGCTGATTGAGCCGACACAGCGTTGCCGGCGCGCCGGTTCTCGACCTTCTCCGGGTTCGACAGTTTTTCACTCAGGGTGAACTGGACGATCCACTGCGCCAGGGTGTCGTCTTCCCGGGCACTGACGCCGTCCGAGAACGTGACCTGGCGGATCCCGAAGGCCTTGGCCGTGTCGTTCACGATCCGATAGGTGCGCAGCTGGCCACCGCCTTCGGTCGATTCAGCCAGGCGCATGATCGTGCGCAGGTTATCCAGGTTCTTGTAGGGGATCGTCAGCGCGACGGTCAGCGTCTTGGGCTTGAAGCCCTTGTGGGACTTGTCCGTCCCCGAGGTCTGTCCGCCGAGGTCGTCGGCCTCGATCTTGAGGTTGGCCGTCAGCTTCATGCGGTGACCGATGATCTGTTCGCCATTGAGCAGCAGCGTCATAGGCCCACCAGCTCACGAACAAAGCTCAGGCCCTCTGCAGAGCCCACCAGCAGTGCGCCGGCACACAGGGGCCATTCGTGACCAGGTGCCTCGCCTTCGAGCAGTTCGCGGCGCAGTTGGCCCGCGTCACCAGGTCCGAGCGTGCGCGACTGGATCGAGACGTCATCAGCGCTGTTGCTGAACTGGGCTTTCAGGTCGGCCAGTTGCTGGTTGCGCTCTTCGGCCTGGGCCTTTTTACGCGCCTGCAGATCTGCGAGGTCAGCCATGGGCGAGCTGTCAGCCGCATAACCCTCGAGCACAGCCAGTTGGCCGGCCATGGACTGGCTGGCCAGCTTCGTGATTGGACAACGTTGCAGCGGTAACTGGCCCCACAGCGGCATCTGTCCGGCGATGGGCATTTCCCACTTTTCCAGCTCCAGACGCGCCAGGTGTTCGGCCCGCCGTTCAGCGCGCACCAGGTCAGGCATGGGCAGCACGAGGTTGAAACGGCCCAGCGTGGCAGCGAGCTGATCCAGGCGCGTCGCCAGGAAGATCAGCACCAGAGCGCTCTGCTGGCCCTGCGGCCGGACCGCGTCCGTCGTATCGGTCAACTTGTCGGCCAACAGCTGCAGCAGGTTCGGCGCAGACAGAAAACGCTGGTGGCCACCGCTGCCCTGGCCGATGCCGTGCTGGAACGGCGTCACGACGATGCAGGATGGTACGTTTTCGAACTGGCTGGCCAACGCGCTGCGCCCTGCGCTGATCACGGACTGAGCCGCATCGGCGATCAGGCCAGGACTGGTCGTGGCGATATCGGCGAGCATCGAGACGCGCTCGCCCGTGTTCACCATTTCCGTCTGGATCAGGTCACGAGCCGTCGTCATCTGACCCATCCACTGCGTGGCCTGCTCAGGCCAGCGCAGTTTGATCGGTGCCCACTCATTGGCCATTGGTCAGCACCGTCTGAATCCAGGCCGGGACGTCCGGACGGCTCGCCTCGATCGGATAGCCCGCGACCTGCGGCCATTCGCGCACAGCCTGACGCCAAGTCAATAGCTCGCTGAACTGTTTGGCGGTGATAGGCAACGCAGCGCCCAGATCCCGCGCATCGCGGTATTCGGCTACCAGCGCTTCCGATTGCTTGAGGCTGGCCTCAATCCACAACCGGGCCAACAACGCAGGATCGGACTGAACAAAGATATCCTCGGCGTATTCCGACGAGGATCCGCCTTGCTCTAAGTAATCACGCACGGCCTGGTAGAGCGGCGGGTTGTAGTCCTCGGTCACGTGACAACGGTTGCCAGCAACGGTTATCACGAAGGTGCCGTCGTTTTTCACAGCAACATCGGAAAACGTTACGGCCACAGCAACAGGTTCTTGGGCAACGGCCTCGTCCTGGGGCGGGAGAACCTGTTCAGGAAGCTCAAGTGTCAGGTCTGTCATGCTGCGTATCTCCAGGCAAAGCCGTAAATGGTGCTTCCACCGCTGAATGAAATGACGGTCCCACCCGCCGCCTGGCCGCTACGGCCAATCACCCCGGCACCGCCGGAGTAGTAGTGCATCAATGAGTAGCACCAGGTGCCGCCTGCCGGCAGTCGTACTTCGGTGGCGGTGACGGAGACAGCAAGGAAATTGTTGTTGTCGGGTCGGTAGAAATTTTGCTCGCCCCAAAGCAGGCCGAGATCGGTAGCGTCCACCTGTGCACGAAGGCCCGCGCCGTTGTTTGCCCAGCCAAGCCGCAACTGATTGGTGCTCTGACCTGCTCCGCCGCCCTGCTGTACCGGCGTGAAGCCGAGGCGATTCTGGAGGTAGTAAATGCCGCCATTCGACGTGCGACGGAAATAGGGAAAATCAGGGTTGTCACTGGCAAAGCCGGCGGTCTGAATCGCGTCCGATGCCACTCGCTGACTCAAGAGCGAAGTCACCTGCGCGACCGTGTAGCAGTCAGCGATGCCATAACCCGCGATCGAGGTCGACTTGTTGGCTTTGTCGCCAAGAAGCGAATTAACCTGAGTGACGGTGTAGCAGTCGGCAATGCCGTAGCCCGCGATTGAGCTGGCCTTATCGGCCTTGCTGTTGGGGTTGAACGATTGTTCAGTCCAGATCCGGCCGATGTCTGTGGCGTCGACCGTCAATTTCAGACCTGCATCTGACCAACCTATGAACAGCTTGTTGGTCTTCTGACCGGCACCGCCGCCCTGTTGCAACGGCGTGTAACCGATCTGAGGTTGGAGGTAATGCACACCGCCATCCGATGCACGGCGCATGTAGGGGAATTGAGGGTTGTCACTGGCAAAACCGACGTAGCTAATCGAGTCCGCCATGGGGCGTCTGCCCAGCAACTCGTTCACCTGGGTGACGGTATAGGCGTCGGCGATGCCGTAGCCACTGAGGGTGCTGGCTTTATTGGCCTTATCGTTGGGGTTGAATGTGGTATCGGTCCAGATTCTGCCCCCGTCGGAGCCATCCACACTTACCTTGACCCTGTCGCCGGTCCAGCCGATGTTGATCCTATTGCCCAGCATGCCAGGCGCGCCGCCTTGCTTCACAAAACTGCTGTTCGCATCATCTTTGCTGTACGCGTCAGTGATGCCATAGCCAGCCAGTGTCGTGGGATTGCCGCCACTGGTAATCAAACCTTTTACGTTGACGGCTACCCTTGTGTAAGTGCCCGCCGCTACACCGCTGTCAGCCAACGTAAGGGTGATATCGGTATCACTCGCGCCGTCATAAGTCCCAATGCCACTTGCCGCGCCGTTGAATCGAAACGCTCGCGGCGTGTGAAGACGCACTGCCCGGCCTACTGGAGTGGACCCATCAACGATCGCCGCTATGACCTGGCTGATCGCCGAACGCACGGCATTGACCATCCTGGTGGTGGCCAGCACAGCGCTGCTGCTGTTGGCAGGGTCATCGCTGATCGCATTGGGCAGGTTGCCCAAGCCGACGTCGCCCTTGGTCGTGGCACGCGCACGCAGATCCGGATAATCCCCGACACGCGCTGCGAAGTGCTTCACCAGTTCGCGGTCAATCGCCTCGATCGGGCGCAGGTCGACCAGAGTGCTGGTACCGGTGATGTCGGCCAGCGGGACCAGGTAATGCCTGGCCGAGGCGCTGTCGACGTAGTCGACCTTCGCGTCCTGGCCGAACACGACCTTGAAGGACGCGACGACATCGTTCAGCTCACGCTGCAGCACCACGTCCAGCCAAGCCTTGTTCGGCAACGACGGCACGGTGACCGGCAGTGTCTCGTTCAGCTGCAGGCGCACGCCTTCGACATACGCGGTACCAGGACTGACCTGGTACGTGCTGCCAACGCGCTGCAGCTGCAGGCCGCTGCCGAAGAAGCAGGCACGACCGAACATGTCACGGTTGCTCAGCCGCTCACGCTCGTCGATACCCTTCATCCGGGCGGTATAGTCGAACTGCCAGGTACTCGCATCGATCTTGATGTTGGTCAGCTGCTGGGCACCGTCAAACACCACCAGGAAGTTGCGGGTTACGTTGTTGCCGACCTGGTCGGGCAGGATGTTCTTGCGCTTCTGCTGGACCGGCACGTAAGCGACCGACAGCAGCACATCGTCGCTGGTCTCAAGCCCGATCCAGTTCCAGTCGAAGTCACCAATGTCGGTGCCCATCAACAGGCTGTAGACCACCTGGTTCGGGTTGACGAAGCCTTGCTGGGTAACGCTTGCCGTGTGGACGATCTGCGCCGCTGGGGGCTTGAGGCCTGCGCGGTTGACGGGACCGGTGACGTTGAGGCCTGGCACGTTGGCCAGGACGAACCGGGCGACGGTCAGTGGCAGGTTTGCCGCTTGCTTCTGGGCAATCAGTTTTTCGCCGGCGAGTGTGATGCTTGCAGCCATGAGGGCTCCTAAAGGCTGGCGACCAGCGTTTGCTGATCGTCATTGAAGTCAACCAGGGCGACAGCAAGCCGCACGGGTGTGATGGTCACGAAGTCGTACCGCCTGCAGGTGCGTCCGTACTGACGGATCAACACGCGCAACAGGTCGGGGTTCTCGGACAGTTGGGAATCGCTCAGGGTGAGCAGCACAACGTCCCAGTCGCGTTCGGGCATGCGTTCCTGGATCTCGACGTAACCGACGCCCAGGCGCTCCAGAATGCGTTTCAAACCGGCAGTGCTGCCGGCGTCCACGGAGTTGATAAAGGCGTACTTGACCCGCAGCCGGAACAGGCTTTCCGGCTCGGCCGTAAACCGGGTGACGTCACGCTGCCAGGCCCACAGTTCCAGAATGGACAGGTGGCAGGTGTCCGCGTCGAACTGCAGATAGGGCCAGCGCAGCCACTCGGTGACCTGCTCCCACCAGATCTGCGCGGTGGTGACCAGCTTGGTCAGCTCCACGCCTTCGAGCCAGAACGGCAGCTTGAGCTTGATCATTGCAGCACCACAGCGAGGCTCTGAATCCGGGGAATGGTCAGCGCTGACACGATGTCGGCATTGGCGAAACGCAACGAGCTGATATTGGGAAACTGGACGTGCAGCTCTTCGGTCAGCCGGCTGAAACTAAAGCGGGACTGGGGAAAGGTGCGGGTCGGGGTGTAATCGCTCTGCGTGCTTTCCCGAAACGCGGCCCGGATGAATAGCCCGACTTCGGTCTGCAGCGTCTGCAGCTGCGGCGCCGTCAGGTTGGCCACCGGCCAGACGTTGACGCTGATCGCATGCCGGGTTTCGGGTATGGCCATGGCCAGCAGGTCGTCACCATGGCCGTGGTTGCCACCGTCGCGGATATGGGTGTTGATCTGCTCAAGGAAGGTGTCGGCTGGCACGCCGGCGTCGAACAGCACGAACGCATTCGCGCTGCCTGGGCCACGTGGTGCGCCGTGTTCGAAGTACACGCCATCCGCAGCCACGCCCGGAAAACCGGTGATGATCGCCCGATACACCGCGTCGGTGTGCCACTGGTTGACCGCCGAGAATTGATTACGGACTCGCAGGCGCAACTGATCGTCATGCTCGGCGTCCGCACCAGGCGTCTGCAGCCACTCTGCAGCGTTCACCACCTGGACGATGCCTGGCACTGATTGAGGCAGGACGGCGTAGTAACCAGGCGCCAGGTTATAGCCGCTGCCGGCACCCACAGCCCTGACCGGCACGACCAGTTGGCTCTGCCCTTCCTCAAAGCTGCGCGGCTCGGTGGTGACCAACTGATATATATGGCCGTTGAGCGTCGGGGACTGGACCAGAGTGCCCATCGGCACTTCCAGTTCCCCGCCGGTATTGGCGCGGGTGAACAGCAGTTCACCGGTGGCCACCGTCGCGGCCTTGCGCTCGACGTTGACCGCCCAGGCCAACATGTCCAGCCACTGGTTGCCGGCCGTCTTCACGAAGAAGTTCGGCAGGACCGTGCCGCTGACAAACTCCAGCAGCCACAGCACCGGCTTGGTCACCAGGGCGGTGATGATCCGCCAGAACGGGCTGTATGCGCTGGTGTTGGTCAGCGTGCTGCCCTGCTCGACGGCGAGCTTTTCCCAGGCCTGTTTGAGCTGGGCCTCAGTGGTCGGGATGCCGGAATCACCCAGAGCCTTTTTGAAGTCGACGGTCATAGGGAGATCTCCACCTGACCGAACTTCACGGTCGTGGCGGTCACCAGGTACACGCCCGGCTGCGTCTGCTCGATCTGCGCAGTGCCTGGCACCAGGCGTTCGTCGTCCTCCACCAGCAGCTCCATCTGCTGGATGCAGTCGCGCTGACGCAGCCGGTCGCGCTCGGCCACCAGCGTGATCAGCAGGCCGCTTTCGCGGATTAGGTGCGCGATGTCCTGGGCGATTGAGGCGCGGTCATCCACCAGCAGCGGCTGCCTGGCCGGATCGAGCACCAGGTCGTTGTTCATGATCAACAGATCTACGTATTCGCTCATCAGCCGCCCACCGCCATGGCCATCATGTTTTCCATTTCTAGTGGGGTCATGGGTTTGGACGTGTGGATCTCGACCTTTTCCACGCGGATGCCTTGGCGCTCATGCGGGTTCAGGGCGTTGTTCTGGTTCTGGAACGTTTGCATCAGTCCTCCTTTCGGGACGGCTGTGGGTTTGGTGGGACTGATCGAGGTGTTGGCCGAAACCGCCTTGCGGGCTTCGATGCCTTTCTCTGCCTGGGCGGGCAGCTGAATGACCTTCTCGACACGCGCCGGCAACGCGGTGGTGGCCGGGGTCGGCAGTGCCAGGCCGGCCGGTGCCGGCGGCAGCTTGATCGGCTCGCCCTGCTGGATCTGCGGGACAGGCATCTGCAGCGCCTTGAACGGCAACACGTCGGGTTGCGGCATGCGGATCGGCTCGCCCTTCTGAACCTGCGGGAGCGGCATCTGCAGCGGCTTGAACGGCAGGACGTTGGGTTGCGGCACGCTGATGGGCGGCGCTGGCAAGACCTGGACCTTCGGCGCCGGGATCTGCGCCGGCGCCGCTCGGTTGACGGCAGCCGGAACCAGGGCCAGCGGCTTGGGCGGCTGGCTGGCTGGTACCGGCGCAGCCGAGGCCATCTTGGGTCCAGGCGCTGTGCCCGCTGGGGGTGTAGCCACTGCAGCCGGCAATTGCGGACCCGGCGTCACGACAGGACCAGGCACTTCCGGCACCTTTGGCGGCTCCGGCAGATCTGCAAACGTCGTCTCGATGTTGACGCCGGGGATCTTGTTGGCCATCTGGATAAGGCCGTTGATTGCCCCCTTCACCGTGGCCAGAATGCTGTCCCAGGCCGTCTTGGCGATGCCGGACCAGCCGCCCATCGAGCCGAACCAGTTGGACAGGCTGGCCAACTGGTCGCTGATCCACTGGAACGCGGTGGTGTTCATCAAAGCCGCGCACAGCTCGTCCCAATATACGACCGCTGCTACAACGGCGGCGGCCAGCAGGACGATGCCGGCGACAATCAGCAGCACAGGGTTGGCCCACATGGCGGCGTTGACCAGCCAGATCGCGCCCTGCCAAAGCAGCATGCCGGCCCGCACCAGGCCCATCCAGGTGTACAGGACCACCAGGCCTGCCGCGAAAGCTGCGACCAGCACGGTGTGGAACAGAAACATGGCAATGGACTTGAAGCCCTGCCAGTTAAGCAGCTTCCAGACCGTGAGCATGCCCAGCCAGACCAGTTTGCTGACACCGACCACCAGGGTAAGCATGGACATGGCGGCGATGAAGCCAAAGACCACAAGCGTAGTGATACCGATGATTCGTGTGATATTCGGGAACAGCTGCGTCCAACGGGTCAGCGTCTGGGCGATGCCCACCAGGCGATCCATCAGCGGGGTCAGGGTCGGGATCAACGACTGGCCGAACGCAATGCGCAGGGCTTCGACGGCTTTCCCAAACTGCTGCCACGGATCGACCATAGCCTTGGCCATCTTCTCGGCGTTCTCAAGACCCCGGACCTTGCCCAGCTCGCTGATGCCGCTGCGCAGCCGGTCGGTGTCCTTGGCCAGCGCGCCGATCACCTGGGCACCTTCACCGCCGAATGCTTCCATCAGCTTGGTGCCAGCAGACGCGCTGGTCAGGTCGCCATACTTGGCGGTCAGCTTGTCCAGGATCTCGATCATCGGCAGCGCTTTGCCGGTGGAATCAGTGAATTTGAGGCCGGTTTTCTCGGCCGCTGCGCCCATGTTTTCAAAGAACGCCTTGTAGCGTCCGCCGGCATCGCCGCCTTCCATGGTGCTGGACAGCGAACCGATCACGGCCATCTGCTCGGCCACGCTGACGCCGGCCTGCGTGGCGATCGCACCGACTTCCTTGAACGCGTCCTTGAGCTGCGCACCGTCCGTGCGGAACAGCTTTACGGCCAGCGCCGTCTGCCCGGTCAGTTGCTCGACCCATTCGACCTTGCCCATTTTGTCGGCTTCGGTCTTAAACAGGTTGTACATGGTGCCCAGGTACGCGCCAGTGGTTTCAGCATCGGCCTTGGTGACCTTGGCCAGCAGGTTGCTGGAACTGGTGATGGCGGCCAACTGGCCACCGACCAGCCCCTTGATCGCGCCATCGATGACGCGGGACGAGGCCACGAACTCGGCGGCGCTGGCAGCGTAGGTGATCGAGAATTCCAGGGCTTTACTGTTCAGGGACGCCAGTGCGTCCTCGGCAGTGCCCAGGGCGCGCATGTCACCCAGCGCCCGGTTCACTTCCAGCGCCGGTTCCAGGGATTCGGTGATGGCTGTGCCCGCACCCACCATCCCAGCCAGGCCTGCGCCCATCTGAATGATGTTCTGCTGACTCTGGGCGGCAAGGTCGCTGAAACTGGTTTTCACCTTGCCCAGGGGCGCACTGACCTTGTCGGTCAGGTTCAGGATGAAAGCCAGGCGGGCGGAACGGTCAGCCATCAGGGTTATCCGTTAAAGGCAGTGGAGATGCCGTTGGCCACGGCGATCTCCATGCGTCTCCAGTGTTCGTCTTCAAGCCACTTGGCGGTGCCCATGACCTCGATCGTGGGTTCTGCGCCAGGCAGCCAGCGGTGGGTCAGGGCCAGCAGTTGGCCCAGCCCGTCTTGGGTCAAGCCTTCGGCGTGCTCGAGGACTTTTTTACGATCACTTCCACGTCCGGCGAATACTCTTCAAGCAGCGCGCCGGCCAGGGTCATGGTGGTGATCGGGTTTTCCAGCAGCGCTTTGAGCGCGGCCTTGTCCTCGTCCTTGACGGTGCCCATCAGCAGGTTGTGAGCCGGGGCGACCTTGTTGGCTTGGGTGGTGGCGTTGAAGTACTTGGTGATGACCTGAGGGCTCAGGTTGAACGTGAATTCCTTGTCGCCACGTTCCAGGGTGATGCTGCGGTTTACTTCGCTCATGTCGGTGTTTCCGTAAGGTTGAGTTGCAAAGGGTCAGGGTTGTGCCGGCGTGCGTTGCACGACCTGGCGAATGTAGTCCTGCAGGGCGAGGATCATTTGCCGGCTGCGGGCAAGCTCGTCTCGTAAGGTGAAATAAGCCGATCGAGCGTCGGCTGTGAGTTCGGCGGTTCCTGCATCAGCCAGGCTGGCGGTGCCGGCGGCACCGGATCCGGCTGGACAAGTGGCGTGGACACGCAGCCGCTCAATGCCAGCAGCGACAGCGCGCTGTAGATCGCTGTTCTTGGTAAGCGCACGGTTCAATTCCTTCGTGTGTTGGGTGTCGAGCTGGTCACGCGCTGCGAGCTGTTCGCGGGCCAGGCGTGCGGCCTTTTGTTCGGTGACCAGATCCGCAGAGACCTGACTCAGGTCGTCACGGGCAGCGTCGAGCTGGTCGCCCTGGTAGTCGAAAACGCACCAGGTGAGCAGACCGACCACCAGCAGAAAAAGGGCAAGGCGCAGCGGGCTGATGGTCATTTCAGGCAAAGCCTCATTTCGGCCAGCCGGCGGTTGTGCAAGCCACGAACGAAGGTCTTGCGGCCATCGCCACCGGTCACATAGGCCCACACCGGTGTTGTGCCGTCTGCAGACCAGGCCAGCGCCTTGCAACCCTCGGCAATGCGGCCCGCGTTGATCAGGCCCACGGCACGGCTCGCGCACGTCGTCGGCACACCGAAGTTGTGGCCATGGCTGCTCAGGGCGTCGAACGTGTTCTGTCCGATCGCCTGGTTGGTCAGGCAGTCGGCCAGGCTCAGTTGCCCCTTGGCGATGACCAGGCTTTCCACCTCGGCGCAGCGCGCGTCGGACCAGAAGTCACCGACCCGCACCGGATCCGGGCTGGTATACCGGGTGATGCCCTTGCAGACAGTAGGCAATCCGCCGGCCAGCTTGTCGGCATACACCACGTTCTGGCCGTTGCCTTCCCATTCGCCCAGGAACGCGGTCAACGTGCCGCTGCAGACCAGCAGGACGCCGGTAAGGATCTTGACGCGCAGGCTCATGGCTTGATCCTCCAGTCACGCAACATCTGGCGGTATTTGGGAATCAGCAGCAGGATCTGCAGCACCATGTAAATCGCGGTCAGCATGTAGGCCACCGACGACCAGTCGACGGTGCCTGTTGCCCCGGTTGCGGCCACGCCGATAGCAGGCGATGCCTTCACTAGGGCGATGGCGGTGTCCTGCGCGACCTGATTGGTGCTCATCGGCGCTGTCCTTTTTCGGTCAGGGATTGGCAAGGCACGCAACGGGTCATGCCGCCCAGCGCCTGGCGCGCCGATGGGATCTCCTTGTCGCAGTCCTGGCAGTGGGTGAGGCTTGGCCCGCTCGCTCGCGGCTTGGCCAACTGGGCAGCAATGGCCTGGTCGCGTTGCCGCTGCTCCAGGGCCTGGGCGCGATCGAACGGGCAGACCATTACGTCAGGCCCTCGATTTCAGTAGCAGCCAGGTACGGCACGCCGTTGATCTTGATGAAGTCCGGACTGGTGACATCGAACGGCACCTTGTGAGTGTTCTTCGCGCCGCCCTTCGGGTCGATGCTCAGCAGGCTGGAAACGCGGACCTTGCAACCGAACGCCTCGATACGCAGTTCCTCTTCGCCGGCCTTGGCAAAGAACACGATGTCGAACGGCTCCAGCTCACGGAAGCTGCCGGACGCTTTCGCCTGCTCGATCAGCAGATTGAAGTTGGTGGTGTCCAGCTCCAGTTCGCCAGCTGCAGCCACATCGCCGTCGACGTGGCCGTTGGGCACGCCCTTGGTCTGGGCCACGGTGCTGTTGTCCGTGATGTCCAGGGTGCCGGCCTCGACGTGAACGAGCAGATCGCCCAGGTTCACGTCGAAGTTCTTACCGCCAATTTTTGCGGCCATGGGTTACTCCGAATCCGTAACGGAAAGGTCCAGCGCGATGTTCGCGGTCAGGTCTTTCGGGCAGTTGAGGGGGCGCAGCTTGAGGTAGGCCACGACAGAGGTTTTGCTCGTCCAGGTCAGCACGATGTCGCCGTCCTTGGGCTGCTCGATCTCGCCTGGAAACACCTGACCGGCGAACTTCGTGGACTTGGCCATCGCACGCAGCGGGGCCATCAACTTGGACGTGGTGGTCGCCATGCTGTTGGCCGAGCTGTTCAGCGTGCGATCACCCACGTAGCGGATCAGCAGGATCCGGACACGGCGCGCAGCCTTGTCCACGACGCGCAGGTTTTCGATCACCTGGAAGTCACTGCCTAGCGTGTCCAGCAGGCTGCCGTCGCCCCAGTACGTGCCGGGATAGTCCGGGTAGGTCTGCGGTACCGACAGACGCGCTGCGTCCAGTTGCGTCAGGACAGCGGTGGTCAGCGGAATACCGTCCAGATCCTTGGGCTCAGCGCCCAGACCCACGACCGCGCCGGTGGCCACACGCATGGGGGTGTCAGCAACGCTGACGGCGGCGTTGGCCAGGCGGCCGGCGAGCACACCGAGGTTGTTGCCGTGCAGCTGCGGTACCGGCAACACGCGAGGCGCGGCCAGGCCGTCGACAACGGCTTTCTGCTCGACGACGTAAGCGCTCCAGGTCTGTTGGGGAGCGATGCCGGCCGTGGCAGCCATCACAAAGATGCGTCGACCCAGCTTGTTGCTCAGATCGGTGGCGGCGACGTGCATGGCCGACAGCTCGGCCTGGGTGGTCGAGGGTTTGACGATCACGACCGCTTCGAACGAATAGGTGCGGGTCGCGCTTTCCAGCGCCTGTTGCCAGGTGACGTCGTCTGCGATCGGAGCGGCTACGCAGGCCCAGCGGTCACCGCCGTTGCTGCGCGCTGCCAAGATCTGGGTTTTCAGGTCGCTGTCCGGAACGCCCAGCTGGACGTCCAGATCGCTCTGGGTGTCCAGCGGTACCAGCTTGCCGACGTTTTTGGCAGCGGGACCGATGAACAGGAAATAGCGTTCGATCTCGGTCACGGCACCTTGGCCGAGGTTGAGATTGTTTACGCTGACTTTGCCGAGTGCCATAAAGCGGTGCCTCGTTAGCGGGGTGAAGTTAGGATTTGTTGCAGCACCAGGTTCACCAGCTGGCTGGTTTCGCTGTCGCTGGCACCGAGGAACTGACGCGCAGGCAGCTTGATGTCCCAGCTTTGCGCACCCGTGGATTCGGCTCGTTCGTCGTCCAGGACGCGGATCAGCAATCCCGACCTGGCGTAGTTCAGGTGTTGCTGGATCCACGCCACGGATGGGCGGGTCAGGGTCTTTTTGCCTTCCTGGCGGGTCTTGAAACCCAGACGGCGCAGGCGCTTGGCCTGCTTTTCGGTAGCGGCGGTGCCCTCGGGCACCTTGTTCCACTGGCGCATCTGCGCGGCGGTACGCCGCTCCGACACCCCGTTGTGTTGCTGTGAAGCAACCCAACGGGTCAGGGTGTTGCGCCAGCCCAATTCGGCCTCGTTGCCGGTCAGCCGGGTGACATCGAGCAGCTTGCCCAGACCCGCTTCCATCTTCTTTTTGCCCTTGGACGTGTACTTGCGGGCTTCGAACGGGGTGCCGTCCAGGTTCTGCTGATTGCGGATCCGCTGCCTGCTCAGGCTGCGTACGCGCTTGGCGACGTTGTTCAGCAGCCGCTTACGCTTGGGCGTGGGCAGTTCCAACAGGGCCAGCAGATCCTGGGCATCGAGCATGCCGCGAATGTCCAGATCGAACGTGCTACGCGCCATGGCTGGTCACCTCGCCCGACTCGGCCACCCACAGTTCGAAGGGCACAAACGACCAGGTCTTGCCGTAGGCCTCGATTTCGCCGGTCAGATCCTCGGCCAGGTACTGGGCCTCGGTGAATTGCAGCTTGATGTCGACGTCAGCCAGGTCGTTGTCGAGCATGGTCACGTCGAACACCACATTGGGCAGGCCGTCGCGGTCCTGATCGTGGGTTTCCAGCCAACTGCCCACCAGGGCGAACAGGCGCGCCGGGTGATCCGCGAACCGCTCGATCGTGATGGTCGCGCCATAGTTCATGTCACCCATGTGCATACCGTCGGTGTCGGGCTTCCAGATCAGCTCGACCTGCACCTGGTCGGTCCAGCTGTCGAGCTGCTCCGGGGCGACCAACTGGCGATCAAGCAGGTAGGCGGTCAACGCCTTGAGCTTGATCACAGCAGTGCCACCGTGATGCGGCCACGGCCCTGCAGCGACCGAACGGCAGCCTGGCTGAAGGCGAGGAAAGTTTCCGAACGCTCGGGCAGCTCTTTGCCGATGTTTTCAGCACTTTCGCGTCGACTGACAGTCGTAAATTGCGTCAAGAGACTGGCTTTTGCCCGGCTATAGACCGCTCGCTTGTAGGTCGCTGCTTGAAAGGTGCGCTCTGGCAGGACAGTGGTGTCTGCGGATTCAACGTTGGACACGCCAGCGCCCTGCCATCGTGCTTTTAACTTGATCAGGTCAGTGTTGACCTCGACCATGGCCATGATCAGATCGGCGACTAACATATCTACCAAGTACTCCGCCGGCAGGCGGTAGCCCTTTTGAAATTCAGTCACCGATAGGTCCGGCCAGAAGCCGTCGTTTTCTATCGCGTGCTCAACGAGGGTGGTGGGCTTACCGGAAAAGCTCATACACCCCTCCTTAAAAAGTCAGAGGAATGTGATTCATGACCGATAAAGCAAAACCATTTGCATCCAACAAAGAGTGGCTTCAAAACCGCCAACAGGCCGCTGGAAATAATCGCCTTGTCCAAGCCCACGCGATGGCGATCATGTGGCTGGAAACTCAGGACCTTAGCCCGGAGACAGTGGAACAAGCCCTGAGGGTCGCTAACCGTTACCTCGCAGGTTTGGCGGACTGCGTCGAAGCACTTGGAGGCAGTGATTTGAAAGTCACCGCCACCTTCCCTGAAGGGGAAATGACGATAGATGTGCTTTCGCAAGTAAATGCACTTTCTCAGTGAATTGCTGAGCATCATTGCCTCTCAAAGCACGCCTAAGCTGGGCTTCTCGTATTAGGGGCGGGAAAACTGTTTCAGTGGGTCAGGGCCATAAATGGTTGGCTCACATCCACAGTTTCTCGCCGGGGGGGGGGTAGTCGGTTATTCGGTGCCGTTGCCAGCGTTCTCTTTGGCCTGGACCTTGGCCAGTGCCCTGCGGCAGTCATTCAGGCGCGTCCCCACGCCGATGCTTTCGTAAAGCGTTTCTGCCCGTTCGAAGTGAGCAATTGCGACTGGCCAGTCCTGGCGGTTCAGTGCGATCAATCCCAGCAACTTGTGGTAGCGAGCCGGAATGCGCTCGAAGAGCTGCCATTCCCCATCCACGCGGGGCAACAGGTTGGAAACGTAGGGCTCCGGGCTGCGCCTGGCCTTGAATTCAGCCTCGGCCCAGTCGATCACCTCGTCAGCAACGAACGTCGGGATATCGCGGTTGAAACGCTCAGGCAGCGCCTGGCCCTGAGACATGGCGAAGTCAGCCAGCTCCAGGCCCTGGGTGAACTGCTCGGTGTCGAACAGCCAGATCAGGACATACGCCAGCACCGAGTTCTGGAAATTCAATTCCGAATCGCGGTACCGCTGTACGTACTCCAGGTACTTGGGCAGCAGCTCTTCGCGCTTGAGGGTCTGCCGTTGTTCGCGGCTGTTGATTGCGCTGATGCGCTCCAGATCGCCCGCCAGGGCGTCCTCCATCAACTTCAAGTGCTTACGGGCATTGGCGGGGCTGGACAGCGCAGTGTCAGCCGAGTAAGCCATGGGGGCACCGGCGCTCACGGCCGCAGGGCCATCGGCGATCACGCGGCGCTTGTGCGCCAGTGCCAGGCTCACGCTTTCACCAGTTCGACGTTTTCAGCCATGGCGAATTTTTCCAGCTGCTCGATCACATAGCCTTCGTTGCGGCTGTTGTAATCCTCGACGCGAGAGCGCTTCGGGTTATCAACGGTCTGCTTTCGCCAGCTGGAGTCCTGGAAGTAGATCGACAGGTTGTCGAAGCTGGTGACCACCACGGCGTTGACCGGAAAGAACGGCACGCTGAAGCTCGGCAGGCCGCCATAGGTCGCGATGACCTGAGCGTCTTCGATGCGTTCTTTCTCGGTCGGCACGTCGCCTTGCTTGGCGTACAGCTTGGCCTTGTCAGAGGCCAGCAGGTCGCTGCCGATGATTGCGATCAGGTCGCCGCCATCACGGACACGCTCGTCGACCATCTGCTTGGTGTCATGCACCAGAGCGTCGAGGTTGGCATAGTCGCCACCTTCACCCAGCGTGATCTTGCCAGCTGCCAAGCCCTGACTGAGGACCTGCTCCGGGATCTGCTCACGAGCGATCTGCAGCCAGCCCTTGTTCACGTCCTGCAACATCGGGAATTCGATGAGGTTGGTCTGCGGAGCCGCCTTAAGACCGTGGAAGCCGATCATCAAACGGTCCAGGGCGATCTGCTTTTGCACAGCGGCGGAATAGCGCTGCTGGAAGTCCGGGAACTTGGCCCAGGCGTCGATCTTCGCGTAAGGCAGGCTGACGTCAGACTCGGTGGAATACAGCTCGTATTGGCTGTCATCCAGCGCCGAACCGTCCTTGGCTTCGCGGTCGGTGGTCTTGGTGTTGGTGCGACCGGTCACAGGACCGGACACGCCGAGGAACACCTTTTGCCCCTTGATCTCGCTCACGGGGATGACGTTGATGCGCTGCAGGAAATCGGACTTGTGGGTGATCGCCTCGTTGAGTTCCTGGGCAATCGAAGGCTCGACGCTGAACGTCTTGCTGGCCAGCTCGACGCCGTAGGACTCAGCCAGGGAAACCTGCAGGGCCGCGAACATTTTCGCGCCGTAAGCGCTCAGTGACTGGGCCATGTCAGAGCACCCGCTTCGGTTTTGGGTCATTCGCACCGGTAGTGCGCGACAAATGGCGACCTTCTGGCTTGTCCACCAGTGCGGAGAATCGCGCCTCAAGTTTGGCGAGGCCGGCAATAACGGCAGCGTTGCTGGAGGCCTTGCGGCTCAACTGCTTCTCTTCTTCGGCGGTGGCCACGATGCCGTCGACGGCTGCCTGCACGTCATCGATCGGAGCCTGGTCAGGGGCTGGTGGGGCTTCTGCGAAGCTGTCGATCAGCGCCTGAATGCCGGCGGCAATGATCAGTTGCTGTTCGATCAAGGCCTGCAGCGCTTTGGCTGTAGCTTCATCCATTGGGGGTTTGCTCTCGATAGGGGTTTGCGGGGTGGGTTCTTCTGGCACCTCTTCAATGCCAAAGCGCTTGAACAGGCCGGTGAACAGGTTGAACAGCTTGGCCACCTCGCCCTGCGGTTCCTCTTCACCGATCGTCCCGAACGGGACAGCCGCCGCGTAGTGCACGGGCTTGCCTGTCTTGCGGGAGAAATAGAGTTCCTGGGTGCCCAGGCTCGCCGGCTCGTCAGTGACGGCCAGCCCGGTCAGGTAGGCCCTGCCGGTGCCCGCAAAGTCGGGCATGATCTCGATGCTGGTGAAGAGCTTTTCGCCCTGGTCGTTAAGCCACAGCAGCTTTTGGTTGGGCTTCAACTGCGCTTCCAGCGCGACCTGGCCGGGGGCCAGGCCCTCGACTTCTTCGATCAGGCGCACGGCGAACACGGTGCCGTAGGAGCCTGGCCAGCGTTCATGTTCAGCCCAGATGGTGGCCGTGTAGGTGGCGGTGCTGTACGTCTCGGCGATGTCGCGCAGTTCCTGGGGCGTAATGACGCGACCATCGACGGTAGGACCGCTGGTGGCGACGCGTTTCCAGAAGCTGACAAGGGAACGGGGCATGGGAGGAACTGCGCTCATCGGTTGGTTGAGGCCCCAAGATAGGGAGCCGCAACCCTTCCAACAAACGGTTTACTTTCGCGCTTCTCCTATATTCAAGTTCTAGGAGAGACGCGGAATTTAACAGCACGTTTTCCGCGTTTTCGCCGCATAGACTGCGGCCCATGTACTACTCAACCGAAGTCAAAGAAGCCGCCAAACGCTTGTTTCTACGCCGTCACAAGGCGAAGGAAATTCAGGCGCAACTCAACCTGCCCAACATCCGGATCGTCTACCACTGGATCCGCGTGGGTGGCTGGGAAGACATGCTGACGGATGAAGAGCCGCTGACTGCAGTCAGCCGGCGAATCACGCTGCTCCTTGAAAAGACAGAGAGCCTCAGCAAAAGCGATCTGGACGAGCTGGACCGGTTGACGACGGTTCGAGAACGGCTGGCCAAGCAATGCGCAAAACCAGCTCTCGCGCCGGCGCGTTATGAACAGAATGACGATGGCCATCGACGTGACGAGCAGCGCGGCGAACGACGGGATCGCGGCAAGCGCGACGGCAAGAAGCGGGAAAAGAAGGTCAAGAACGACGTCAGCGAACTGACCGAAGTCGACTTTCTCGACAAGTTCATCAGCAAAATGTACGGCTACCAGAAAGAGCTGTTCGCGGCCAAACAGAACCCGCTGACCGCCAGGATCCGCAACATCCTCAAAAGCCGCCAGGTGGGCCTGACGTACTACTTCGCCGGCGAAGCCTTCATGGATGCGGTGCTGACCGGTGATAACCAGGTGTTCCTGTCGGCCAGCCGCGCACAGTCCGAGATTTTCCGCAGCTACATCATCGCGTTTGCCCAGTCCTGGTTCGGCCTGGAGCTGACCGGCAACCCGATCGTGCTTAGCAAGGACGGCAAGCCGTGGGCCGAGCTGCGCTTTCTCAGCACCAACAGCAGCACCGCACAGGGTCACCATGGCCATGTGTACGTCGACGAATATTTCTGGATCCGCGACTTCGAGAAACTGAACACCGTGGCCAGTGCCATGGCGACCCATAAGAAGTGGCGCAAAACCTACTTCTCAACGCCCAGCGCCGTCTCACACCAGGCCTATCCCTTCTGGCAGGGCGAGAAATTCCGCAACAGCAAGCGCAAGGCCGCGAAGGATCCTTGGCCGAGCGATAAGCAGATCTCAGCCGGCGCGCTGTGTCCGGACGGTCAATGGCGCAAGGTGATCACCATCCTGGACGCGATCGCCGGCGGCTGCGATCTGTTCGACCTTGAGCAGCTGCAGCTGGAGTACGACGACGACAAGTTCCAGCAGCTGTTCATGTGCAAGTTCATCGACAGCAGCCAGAGCGCGTTTTCCCTGGCAGATCTGGAGCGCTGCTATTCCGACCTGTCGCTTTGGGCCGACTTCGAACCGGACGACCCGCGACCGTACGGCAACAGTCCAGTCTGGATCGGTTACGACCCGAGCAGGACCCGCGACGACGCCACCTGCGTGGTCATCGCACCGCCGCTGGAGAACGGTGGCAAATTCCGGATCCTGGAGAAACACAGCTGGCGTGGCCAGTCGTTCAAGTACCAGGCCGAGCAGGTCAAAAAGCTGACCGAGCGCTTCAACGTCCAGCACATCGGTATCGATACGACCGGCATCGGCTACGGCGTTTTCGACCTGGTGCGCGACTTCTACCCGCGTGCGACCTCGATCCACTACAGCTTGGAGACCAAGAACCTGTTGGTGCTCAAGGCGCAGGACACCATCCAGGGCAGCCGCATCGAGTGGGACGCCGGCTGGAACGATATTGCCCAGGCCTTCCTGACGATCAAGCGCGGCACGACCGCCAGCGGCCAAGTCACCTACAGCGCTTCGCGCACAGACGCTACCGGCCATGCGGACGTGGCCTGGGCGGTCATGCACGCCCTGCAGTACGAACCCCTCAACACGGACAAAAAGCGACGCAGTCGCTACGCACTCACTGGATCAACTTCCCATGGCAAAACCCAAAACCCTGCAGCAGGAAAAGCCGGCGCAACGGCCCATGCGAGCGTTCACATTCGGCGCGCCGGAATCGGTGCTGACCGACAACATCGCGCAGTACTTGGGCGTGTTCCCCAGCGACGACGGTCGTCTCTACACGCCACCGGTTTCGCGCAGGGGCCTGGCAAGGCTGCTCAAGGCCAACGCGCATCACGGCGCGATACCAGGGTTCAAACGCAACCTGTTGCTGCGTGAGTTCATCCCTTCAGCCGGACTGACGGTGGCCGATATGAGTCGGGCTGCGTTGGACTTCATGGTGTTTGGCGAAGCCTACTTCTACCGGGTGCCAAATGCGTTCGGCCAGATCCTGGAGCTACTGCACCTGCCCGCCATCAACATGCGAGTGAAGGTCGACGGCGGGTTCGCCCAATTGGAGCAGAACGGGCGGGAAACCGAGTTTGAAGCGTACGAGATCGAGCACGTCCTCAACTACGACGTCGAGCAGAACATTTATGGCGTACCCGAGTACCTGGGCGGCCTGCAGGCGCTACTGCTCAACGAGGCCGCCACGCTGTTCCGCCGACGCTACTACAGCAACGGTGCGCACGCGGGCTACATCTTCTACACCAACGACCCGAACCTGACCGAGGAAGACGAGGACGAGCTGCGCGCCCAGATCACGGCCAGCAAGGGCGTGGGTAACTTCCGCTCGATGTTCGTCAACATTCCGGGCGGTTCCGAGAAGGCGATTCAGATCATCCCGGTCGGGGACTTTCAGGCCAAGGATGAGCTGGAGAAGGTCAAGAACATCACCCGCAATGACGTGATTGCGGCCTGGCGAATGAACCCGGCACTGGCAGGGATCATTCCAGAAAACAGCGGCGGATTCGGCGACATCGAGAAGATCGATCGCGTGTACACCAGTAACGAGATCAGACCGATCTGCCAGCTGTTTGATCAAGCCAACGCCTCGTTACGAGAGGACAGACGGTTCGGGTGGAAGCCGTTACTGGAAACATCTGTAACGGCCTGATTTGACCGAAGACACACATAGTGCCACCACTTATATGGCAAAATACTGGCTATAGGCTGGCCCTGGGGAGGGACGACATGCGGATTTATTGCACAACATGCGGGCACAAGGGACGGATTAGTTCGAGGGAGGAAGTGACCAGGGCTTACGTGAAACTCTACTGCCAGTGTCTGGACGCCAGTTGCGGCCACACTTGGGTGGCTAACCTTACTTTCTCGCACACACTTCGGCCATCTGGGCAGCAGCTGGACGTGATGTTGTTTGACCGGCTACGTGATCTGGCGCCTGACAAGCAGAAGGAATTGTTTGAGCAATTAGGGCGGCAAGCAGTTGCCTAGTACTGGGAACGCCGATCAAAGATCGGCGGAGACATATGCTTTTACTCAGTCTCTGGGTGCAGGGTAAGCGCTTCAATCAGGCGCAGCACCTGCCGCTTTTCTTGGTCCGTGATCTGGCGGAAGCGCTCAACCAACCGGTGCTCAGTTTGGGAAAGCTCTGGTCGCTGACTCCCTTTTAGAGCGCGAATTTCACCATCCATCACTACCGTTTCCAACATTCTTTAGCTCCTTGATATGCATAGAGGAGCTGGCTGTGTGGGCTACAGCTGTCATTTCACATCGGGGAACAAGAATATCGCGGCAACTTTTGTAACTACTTATTTGGCGTCGTCGGCCATAGCTTTGAGAAATCGTCTTAAAGCTTTTTGATCAGCATCTGGGATGGACCGGTACTGTTCGAGGATAGAGCTTTCGTCCGTTGTGAGCCCTTGTCCATGGCTTCTTTGACCAGTCAAAACGTACCCAGCATCAACACCGTTACTTTCGAGCGCCATGATGTATTTAAGATCAAGCGCCCCTAAAGCAGTACCAAGTTCATAGTTTTTTTGCGTGCCTCGGCTGACCCCGACCAAGGTGCCGAATTCCGTCTGTGACAGACCTAAGCGCTCACGCTCTTCCCTGAGCCGTATACCGACCCCTTCAGAAATGAGCATATTTTTGTCCATCACCACTTGACGTGAGCAAATTTCTGACCAAGAATCACCACAGACAAACACAATCGAACAGGAACGAACACTATGCCCGTGCCAGTTACGCCTGAGCAAGCCCGCGCAGCGCTTGATCGCAAAGGGATGAGCATTGCGGAATTCAGCAGGATTCATGAATTGAACAAGAATTTGGTCAGCGACCTTCTAAATGGGCGTCTCAAAGGCCGCCGTGGGGAGGCACACCGTGCCGCCGTATTGCTGGGGATCAAAGACGGCGTGCTCAAACAGTAGTGCCAGGCACTGACAGGGAAAAGCAGAATATGAAAAGTCCAGTTCTAAAAACACGTCGAGAAGTAGTCAGCGCAATCATCTGCAGTTATCCAGGTGGACGTGAGTGCGCAGCTGCTCGCATCGGTTTGGCATTGAAGAAGTTCGATAACCACGCATACGAAAACAACAACAGCAGACCACTCAATGACGCCCAGTTGTTCCAGCTGGAGCAGGACGCTGGCACTCAGCATCTGCCCAACTACGTGGCGTCAATGTATGGAGGTCTATTTGTTCCGGTGTCTGATCCTGAATCGCTCGATAACGTTGAGATGTACGCCCTCTCGATTCAAGCGGCGGCAAAGCGCGGGTGCGTCGACCAGGAGATAGCCAAGGCTCTTGCAGACGGGTGCATCAGCGCAGCGGAGGCCGAACACATTCTAAACGCACACAACCTGCACATGGCGGCTCGACATGCCGAGGTGCTCGCAGCCATCGATCTGTACCGCGCAAAAACAGGGACCGAACAATGAACAACGTATCCGTCGAAAGGGACTATCAAGAAACCATCCGCGCCGCAGCTCAGGCGTTCATCGAGCGTCATCAAGGCGAACACCTCGGCGATCTCGGTCAGTTGCTTGGGCGAGCAATCGACCATCTGGTGGAAAGCCTCGAAGTCAAAGAGCCACTCGCGAATCACCTGGTGCATCAGGCATACAGCAACGTATTGGCGGTCATCGGTCGCCAGCGCATAGATCTGCAGGCAAGTGCAGAAATGTCGGTTGTGATCAGCGACCCTGTTCGGGGACTCGCCTGGTCAGTGCCTGTTCACCTGATCTATGAACACCTGATTGCTGCCGGTCACGGCAAACCTATCTCCCCCGCTACCTAAAAAACCACCCTAATTTTTGCCTGCCCCACAGCCGTGGGTATGGGTGAGCTGCGCCCGAATTCGAGGTTTAACGATGGCCAACGCCGTGATCGTCACCACCCAATTGCCGAAAGCCCAGGCGAAAGCACTGCTGGAATCCCTGCGTGAACAGTACCGCTTGAGGCTCAACGAATACTGGTATGACGATCAATACCGCTTCGTCGCGGACGGCCAACGTCATGGCGCAATTCTCGCCCGTGTCCCGGTAATGGCAGCACAAGTACGCCTTATGGCAGCCCTGAGCCAAAGCCTCAAAGCAGTGAAAGATTAATGAGAGACGACCTGCGTCACGACGTACTGCACCGCATCCAGTCCGACTTCGGATTGAAGCATCGCGCCCCGACCAAATACATGCGCGGCGGCACTTGCCCGAAGTGCAACAAGAAGGAGCTTTACACGCGCTTTGACAGCCCGTGGCAGCTGATCTGCGGCAGGCAGGAGAAGTGTGGCCATACCCTGCACGTAAAAGAGCTTTACGACGACCTATTCGAAGACTGGAGCAAACGCGCACCGGCTACCGAGAATGCGCCGACTGCGACCGCAAGGGCCTACATGGAGTTTGCACGCAGCTTTGACATATCGCTGATCGCCGGCTGGTTCACGCAGGAAACCTATTTTTCGTCACACCATGACGCCGGTAGCGCCACAGTGCGTTTTGCGCTGGAGAAAGGCGGCTATTGGGAACGGCTGATAGATCGCCCTGCCCGGTTCGGCAAGATGAAGGCGCGGTTCAAACCAGGTGAAAGCTACAAAGGTGTCTGGTGGTGTCCGCCCTGCATCGAGCTGCTGGACGTCAAAGAGCTGTGGATTGTTGAAGGGATCTTCGACGCCATCGCACTGGTGCATAACGGCGTGGCAGCCGTATCCGCAATGTCTTCCAATGCGTTCCCCGATGAGTCGTTGAAGCGCTTGGCCAAAGAGCGCGATGGGAAACTGCCGAAGCTGGTGTGGGCATTGGACAACGAGCCCGGCGCACACGCTTACACCAAGCGCTGGGTTCGCCAGGCGCGTGAGCTGGGCTTTGTCTGCGAATCGGCTCAGATCCCCCAGCGTGACGGCCGCAAGGTCGACTGGAACGACCTGCACCAACGCTGGTGGGCCATTGATGAGGATGACAAGCGGGCCGAGCAGATCCAGAAGGACCTGACCGTTGCCAGGCACCACGGTGCTCTGCTGATCGCCGACAACGCCACCGAGAAGGCATTGGTGCTTTTCGACTGGAAGCGCCGTAGCGAGTTTCACCTTGAGTTCGGCAACCGCCTCTACTGGTTCAAGCTCGATCTGGAGAAATTCAACCGGGCGATGCAGGACCTTGAGGACAGCGAGCACCAGGACGATCAACTGCTAAACGACAAGCAGCGTCGGGCCAAGGCTATGCAGCAGTGCGGCGCGATTCAGCGGATCGCAACCTGCAACCCTAAGGCCCTGTATTACCAGGAGAACAAGCTGACCGACGAGTCCTGGTATTACTTTCGTATCACGTTTGCCCACGACGCCGCGCCCATCAAGAACACCTTCACCAGCTCGCAGATCGCCTCATCCGCCGAGTTCAAGAAACGACTGCTCGGGATCGCACCCGGCGGGATGTTCACCGGCAGCACGCAGCAACTGGACGCGTTCATTGAGGAGCAGACAAACGCGCTCAAGACGGTGCAGACGATCGACTTCACCGGCTACACCCGCGAACACGGTGCCTACGTTTACGGCGACGTAGCTGTGCGTGACGGCAAGGTGTACGAACTGAACGAGGAAGACTTTTTCGACATGGAGAAACTGAGCATTAAAACGCTCAGCCAGTCCGTCACGCTGAACATCAACACCGACCTGAACAAGTTCACCACGCGCTGGCTCGACATTCTGTGGCAGTGCTTTGGGGCCAAGGGCATCGTCGTTCTGGCGTATTGGCTGGGGGCACTGTTCGCGGAGCAGATCCGGCAGCACCAGAAGAGCTACCTATTTCTGGAAGTGGTCGGTGAAGCCGGTGCGGGTAAGTCCACGCTGATCGAGTTTCTGTGGAAGCTACTCGGTCGTCTCGACTACGAAGGCTTCGACCCGTCCAAAGGCACGCCCGTTGCCCGCGCCCGTAACTTCGCCCAGGTCGGCAACCTTCCCGTCGTGCTGATCGAGTCCGAACGGGAGAAGACCGACGGCAGCGCGACAAAGCAGTACGACTGGGACGAGCTGAAGACCGCTTACAACGGTCGTAGCGTCCGCTCGACCGGCGTCAAGAACAACGGTAACGACACGCGAGAACCACCTTTCCGCGGTGCTTTTGTATTTGCGCAGAACCATGCCGTCAACGCTTCGGAACCCATCCTGCAGCGGATCGCCCACGTTGGCATGACCAAGGACGGCCAGACCGCCAAAACCAAACTGCTTGTGGAAGAGCTCGAGCAGATGCCCGTCGACAAGGTGAGCGGCTTTCTGTTGATGGCGACAACCCGGGAAGCGCAAGTGATGCAAACCGTGAAAGCGGGTGTGCCGATCTACGAACAGCGGCTGCTGCAGCTGCCCGAGATCCGCACGGTGCGTATCGCCAAGAACCACGCCCAACTGCACGCACTGGTCGACGCACTGGTGCATGTCGTCCCGCTGCAGCAGCACCAGGTCGATGCCGCCCATGCCGAGGTGCAAAGCATGGCCAAAGAGCGACAGCTGGCCATCAATGCCGATCACCCGATGGTCGTTGAGTTTTGGGAGCTTTACGAATACCTCAACAGCCATGCCGGCGCGCTGAATCATTCCCGCAATGAAGGGCTGATCGCCGTCAACCTGAACGACTTTGCCGAAGCGGCCGCGAACAGACGGCAGAAAGTGCCGGACCTGGTCGAGCTCAAGCGCCACCTGAAAACCAGCAAGTGCCCGAAGTTCATCGAGACGAACCGCAACGTTTGCTCGTCGTGGGACATCGACGCCGCCGATAAACCGAAAACCGTCCGGTGCTGGATCTTCCAGGCCGCTTGATCATTACCACGAGAGGAACACACATGCGCATTGAAGTGATTACTGGCCCGATGGCCTCTGGCAAAACCCAAAAACTGCGTGCGATGCAGACGCGGCTTGAGCAGAAGGGTTATCAGCCCGTGGTTATAAGCGGTCCAGCCACGACGACTCAGGGTCTTATAAAAACGATCGCTCAGCAGCTAGGCCGATGCCTGACAGTACTGGTTGATGACTGTACGCAAGAGCAGATCGACGCGATCAAGCATTGGAAAATGAAAACTGATCGGAGCGGCGAGTTTGCAGACGTCGTTATCCATGTCGCCAAGCGCGCCGACATTTACTGATCACTTAGGAAGGAGCCACGCCATGAGTGAAGAGAAGCAACGCCTTGAGCAGCAACTGAACGTCAAAACGTTTATGGACCTGATGTTTCACAAAATCGATCCAAAGCAGATGGGTCACGACGGTGAACGCTTCGTTAATAAAACAGTTCAACTGGTGTTTGAAGCATACCTAGAAGGACTTACACCAAATCCAGCGCGTGTATTAGGCCAACAGCTTTACGCGGAAATTAAAGCCTCAAGCAAGTACGCCTCGCAGATCGGCTGGATGCAGCCTGGAAAAGACTATCCCTTCCCGGTGAGGTTTGAGCCTGATCCATCGGGTTACATCGTTAAAGGCGGTGTAGGCGGATGCTACCGAGTAGAGGACGTCGACCTGTTGTTCAAGCGCGACGGTGATTTTCACTGCATTAAATAAATGCCGATGATTGTTAAGCAAGCGGCACTGGGGAGTTGCAGCTCCCCAGTACCATCCACAACTAGGAGCACGGCTATGCAAACGGAACACCTGAGTAGCAGAGACACAAAGGCTAGCACACCACCCCGAGACCTGCTGACAATCGCCATGATCGGCACGGCACTGATCGGCTATCTGGTACACAAGACGCCGGATGCACGCGGTCGACTGGAGAGCCTGGCCAGCCAGGCGCAGGTCCAAGGCGATTTGACCGCCAGCGACGAGCACGTCCTTGCACAGATTCTCGCGACCCCCTCCTCCAGTAATTGAGCCGCCAGGTTCTGGCTTTTAGCACCAGGGCGAAGCGTTACACTCCCCTGGTTGCTGCTTCCCGCAGAGAGCAAACATGAATTCCCCAACCAGCAACGTCCTCACCTTTGAGGACCTGCAGCGCATCACCGGCTACCAGCGCCGCTCCGACGTCGAACGCTCGCTGATCACCCAAGGTATCCGCATGTTCCGAGGCCGAACAGGCCCCTGGACGACGCTGGATCTCATTCACCACGCTGCGGGCATGGAGTCCGTAAACTCAGAGCGCTATGACACCAACATCCTATGAGGAAAGCGCGTAAGCGGAAGCACAATCCGCACATTCCCCCCCACATCGATCAGGCCGCTCTCCCAGCGGCCATTTACTTCGATCATCGCAACGCCGGCGTCTGGTACACGCTGCATTACGACGAGACCGGCAAACAGCGCCGGCGCAATGTCGCGCCGGCTGACGTGACCCTGGCCGAGCTGCACCAGATCATGGAGCAGACCTCCGGGGTCGATCAGGGCACGCTCCGTTACGTCTGCGCCCAGTTCCACCAGAGCGATCGCTACCAAAAACTCAGCCTCAAGACGCACGATGACTACTGTTATTCGCGGGACGTGCTGCTGGGCATACCGACACGGCTGGGCAAACCGCTGGGGGATCTGCTGGTCAGGAAATTCACGGCGGCATTGATCCAGCGCATCGTCGATCGCCTGGCCGACGAGGGCACACCGTCCAAGGCGGCGCATGTCCTGCGCTACCTGCGTCGAGTGCTGCAGTGGGGCCGCAACCGGGGCTACCTCGACAACAACCCTGCACAAGGCATTGAAGCGCCGGTGGAGCGCAAACGCCGGCGCTTGCCGGAGCATCGGGTCATGGACGCGCTGGTCGACCGCGCTCAGGCGTTCGGTCGTCTGGCCAGGAACGAGAAAGGCGGCTGTCCGGAGTACCTGAGCTACGTGATGGAGATCGGTTACCTCTGTCGCTTGCGGGGCATTGAGACCATCACCCTGACCGACGCGCACGAGCTGGCCGACGGGGTCATGACCAACCGGCGCAAAGGCAGCCGGGACAATATTGTGCGCTGGACGCCGCGTCTGCGCGCCGCCTGGGACGGGGCAAAAGCCTATCGGGCGAAGGTGTGGGCCAGCAAATCCACCGTGGTGCCGATGCGTCCCGATCGGCGCTACCTCATCGTGGCCAGCCACGGCGGCCCCCTGCGCAAATCCAGCCTGGACACCGCCTGGCAGCGGTTCATCACCTCGGCCATCGAGGACGGCACGCTCACGGCCGAGCAGCGGTTTGGCCTGCATGACCTCAAGCGCAGGGGCATCACCGACACGGCCGGCACGCGGGCAGACAAGCAGGAGGCCAGCGGCCACCGGGACGGGGCCATGATGGACGTCTACGACCTCAGCGTGCCCATGGTCAATGCCTCGCGAACGTAGACGAGACGTCAGACCTCGACCTGGAACGCCTTGACGCCAAGGCTTTCGGCGAAGCGCCCTACCGCCGTCAAGCTGGCCCAGGTGCGCAGCGCTTCGCGACGCGAACGGATGGGCAGCCAGCGACTCCCAGCGCCGCCCAGGCGGATGGCCAATGTCCACTTTTCATGTTGACGACTGACCAGCACATCACGCACGGCACCGCCTTCCAGCATGATCCGCAGCGCGTCTTCCTGAATACCATGGGGCATGGTCAAGCCAACGCCCGGAGGCGATTCGTGAAATCGGTCACCTGCTCGGGCGACAGGCAGTTCAACTGACCGAAGGTTTCCAGGTGCTGAATCATGACTTCGTGACTGCCAGGCTGACGAGCCAGGATGCGGTGGCAGGTAGTCTCAATGATCAGCCGGGCCATGTGCGGATTCTCGACGGCCGAGGCGTCAAAGGCCAACCCGATCGAGGACGCCAGTTCGGCCAGTTCGGGGGCGGTGTCCTGCAGTGCCCTCAAGGCGTTCATTTGCCGGGCGGTGATGGGTAACGACAC